AAAAATTTCGTGGAACCATACTTCTTTAAATGGTGAAGATCCATCTGGTGTAGGTAAGATACGGACTCTTTTTTGCCCTTGTTTTTCGTTGTCCTTAAGGATTGCCGCGAAATACCTTTTTAATCTGTCTTCTTGAGACATTTTTGTTCCTGAAGAATAGTCTCCAGATTTTGAGTTCTCGTACTGTGAGAGAACCGCGTCTAAAACGTTTTTTGTCGCCATATATATATTTGTTTAAAAGTTTACAATAGAAAGTATAATTAAAATTTGTGTCGCAGTCAATAAGTAGTTAAAAATTTTGAGAGGGACACGAATGTCCCTTTCAAATTACATCATATCGGTATCTTCTTCGTTGTCTTCATAATCAGTAAACGAATCTTCTATCTGTCCTTTGGAGAATTGCTCTACATCGTCTGATGTTAGAACGTATTCATTTTTACCAGAATTTTCCATATCTTTCTCTTTATCCGTGAAAAAATCTGAAAGTTTCTGAGTAAAAGGTCCGGAATCTAAAGTTCTTAATTCAAGTCTTTCTTTTGGAGTTTTTGGTCTCATTTTTTCAATTTTTGATTCTAAACCATCAATTTTAGAAACCAACTGATCCATATCTACTAATTTATCCTCTAAAGTTTTTAATTGGGTAAATAAATTATTAAAATACTCTTCTTGTTTTTGTTCTATATTTTTTTGAGAATTAACAAGATCGGTAATTTCAAGTTTTTCTTCATCTCCCTTTTCTTCGTCACCAATTTCCTCCACGTCTTTATCCGTAGCAACATCAACTGGTGCCGGTGGTGCTGGTGGTGCTCCAGGTGCTGGTGGTGCTCCAGGTGCTGGTGGCGCTCCAGGTGATGGTGGTGCTCCAGGATCTGCAGGGGGAGCTCCAAGATCAGCGGCAGGGGGAGCTCCAAGATCTGGTGGCGGTGCTCCCGCTCCTAAATCTTCAGGTATCGGAGGAACATCTTGTTCCATAATATAACTATTTATATTTTTAAATCTTGTAATTTCTTCTAAAATTTTCTTATCTATTGCCATTGTTATCCGTTTAATAATTGTTTTATTCCACTTTTTGTTTCAACCTGGATTTTTTTATTAGTCTTCATAGTGTTATCCACTCTTTCAATAAGACCATCTTTTTCTCTTACTGTGAAACAATCTCCAGTATCCAAATCGCAAACTTCTTTAAATCCGTTTCCGGCATCTTTCTCTGACATTCTTGTATTTTTACCAAGATAATTGTCTAAAATTAGTTTAGTTCTACTCATATTCTTTTCTATATAAATATATTGATGTTTATTAAAGTTGTGGGTTTACCGAATCAAAAACTTGTAACCCCTCTGTTGATTTATTCTGGAGAGATGATTTATCTTGTTCAGTCATTTTAACCCAAACATTTGAATTCCTGACCGAAGCCCAAAGATCAACAAATATTCTTGCGATATTTTGTGAGGTTCTGTCTGATGTATATGTTCCAATACTTGGATACATTTTTGATATCGCAAAGTCAATAAAACTTTCAACACTTGGGAACGAAACAATAGGTATATTTTGGTTAGTTCCTTTTGAGATACAAAAATATTTTTTATTAACATAGTTTATAAAAGTTGGTCCGTATGTTTCTGTTAGGTTTAAAGTACCAAAGTTGTTTTCATAAGCACTAAACCCTGTTGTATTTCCTGTGTCCATATAGAATAAGATAAATAATAATGTTCTCATATCTATTTCTTTTTGAGTATTTGCTTCTAAACCAAAATTAAGTAATCTTGATTTTATTAAATCATTCATTTCTTTTGTTGATTTAGAATTCACCGATGGAGCGTCAACTCCGGTATATCCAACATAACTAGCACTTAATTTATCTGAACAATTTTGATTTGAAGTAAGAACGTCTTTACCCGTAACATTTGAAACGACATTATTTATTTCCGTAATAACATTTCCGCTAAAGTTTTTCTTTTCAGTTTCTTGTTTTTGTATTTCTTCTTTTATTCTACTAATTAAATTTACACTTAAGGATTGTATAAAGTTATCAATTTTAGGTAAACTATAGAACGGTTGTCTTGTTCCTGTAAATGACGTTTTAAATTCTCCCTCCCCAATGGAATGTGAAACTTTAGTAATCATATATGGACCACTAAACATAGGTACATTCCTTAAATTAAAATACATCATAGGTTGTATTAGGGCATTTCCCATCATATCAACAGAACAAGTATAACTTCTATTTTTATAAAGATTATATAAGGAAACACTTTGAGTTGCGGTTCCTCTATTTTTACTTTGGTTTGCCATTTGGGTAATCATTTGTAATGATTCTGCGGTTGGTTGTCCAGCGTCTTGAGTCATACTAAAACTCTCAAATATTTGTTGATTTTGTTGACTAACATCAACATTAAAACCAACTACTTTGTTAGATTTATCCCAATTTGTTTTTCCTAATTGACTTTCCAATAAAGGATTATCACTTGCTCTTCTCAAATCAAAAGCATCATCCCTATATCTGTAATCGGCATTATCATTCATTGCCAAGTGATTACTTGGTTTACTATTGTAATAACATAATATTTTAGGTGATGAGTTTCTATAATCCACATTTAAGAAAGTTCCCCATAATGAATTAGCAAACTCAAGAGTTCCTTCTGGTTTTGGTACCGGATTTTTTACGGCGTCTTGTACGTTATAAAAATTAGTAAATGCCGGAAGTGGCATAACAGTAAAGTTATTTTCTTGTAGTATTGTTGATATAATATTATACATTTTACTCCCAACATTTCCGTTCTCAATCCCATCTTTCACTTTGAAAATATCAACCAATACTTTTTGACCTATGTCTCTACTTGCTCTATCATATAATAGAACGTCCTCAAATAGGGTTTTTGATTTTATGTCAGATCCCGCGATCCAAGTATCATTCAAAGACTTAAATAAGTCCCATAATTCATCTCTTGATTGATCTCCTTGTAATGGAGCTTTATTATCTTGACCTTCATTATTTACAACTATTTCCGGCAAATCATTTCTTATTCCTGTCATTAAATCATTAATAACGTTATTTTGATATAATTCGGTTGTATCCAAATAAGTGTTCATTAAAGAATAAAAATCAGATATTGTTATATTTTTATTTTTTAACTTTTGTGTTGCAAATATCTTTATAATAGGAGCAAACTCTTTAACATTTTTTTGATCAAATTGTACATTCATATCTACAAAAAAATCTGTAATATAAGACCCATTATCTGAATATACTAGTTCAGGTATTTCAGAAAATCCAACATAATATTCAAGATCTTTCCACGTATCTGGATATGCAATTTTTGATTGAGCTAATGTAATTCCACCACCTTGTGTTGGTAATGCTCCTGCCGCCCCTTGATTATATCCTTGATATGATATTGGGTCTTCAATGAATTTAGTTGAGAAAGTATAAAACAATCTTCTATCAAACATAGTTGGGTTACCCATCTTAAAGGCAACATCATATTCCATAAATTTACTCAATAACTTTTGAAGGTTTTCGTTTTGTTTTTGGATTACCTCCGCAACTAATCCTTCAGATTCCAAATTACTAGGTTTTGTTATAACCATTAATTGTCTCATTAAGTATTGGAAATTTTTAAATGCAATTTCTGTTTCAGTCTCCTCACCTGGATTACCCGGTATCAATGTTTTATAATCGTAAATTGATCTACTAAAATTTAAAAACTCATCTTCAAAATAATCTAAAAGATTTGTTTCAAATGTTGTAAATATTTCGGAAATTTTTGTGTATTTCGTTTTATCCCCATTTAATGAGAAGTTCTGCTGGATTGACTTGTCCGGAAAAATTTCTTTCATATAAGAATCCGGATCTGCTTTGGTAATTTTAGTGGTATCAAAATAACCATAATTGGGAGCCCCCCAGAAAAATCTTACAGATCCATTATAAACGGATGGGTTAGATGCAACTTCAATTTTTAAATTATTATTTTTAAAACACTCATTATTAACTTGATTTAATGTACTTCCAAACGAAGGTAAGATATAATAAGAATCGGTATTCTCTGACTTTGATAAAACAGACCAAGTGGAAAGAGCTAATGTTCTTCCGGGATCATTACTATCAAATCCTGGTGTTTTTATTATTTTACTTCCCAAATTTGATGACAATACAAGTTTTTTATCATCTATTAGTGTTTGTACTTCAGATTGGGAATATCCTCCAGTGGTTGCATTTGTTACATAAAATATTTCTGGGGTTGGTAAAAAGAATGTTGATGGACTCACATTTTGATTGATGTCTATGGTATATCTTCCAACTCCACCAGTTGTTCCACTTACTTGTGAAAGTATTTTTGTATTTAAATCTATGTTAGACCCTGCAATTATTTGATTAACCGTTAGAGTTCCTCCGGTAAAATTAGTAACATCCATAGTTGTTCCTGTAATAGAACATATCCCGTTTGCGGTTGTTAAATTTTGTACAGGAGCAATAGTATAAATACCAATACCTCCAGTTGTCCCACTAACTTGAGAAACTATAGTTGTGTTTGTGTCAACTCCAGGTCCTGCCAATATTTGTCCGGGAGCTAAATTATTATCGTTGACAGTATAAACCACAAGTGTTGTGTCATAAACAGCGGCGGTACCGTTTAATTGTGTAGTTCCAGAGAATAGTTTTAACCCCTGTAAAAATACATTCATATCATCTATCAATTTTGGATAGAATCCGGTATTAATATATGTTGTTTGTGTCGGTCCGGGATTAAAATTTTGTTCTAAAACAATATTTTTTTCAGAGTTATTTATGTTTAAAGTGTAGGTCTTTGTTGTTGCCGAATTTACAGGATCGTAATTTCCCTTATAATTAAAATCCTTCCAAGAATCATCTAAAATATCAACACCTTTTCTATTCCAAGTTTTATATCTGTGCCAAATTGACCCATATTTTAAAATCCAAGCGTATGGTAATCTATGAATTCCTCCGAATTTTTTTATGGTTGATATAATGTAATCAAGGTCTGTTGATGAATCTTGACTCTTATATTTTTCCCTTAACGTGGATAAAGGTAAACTATTAATAAAATAATATGCTGCCGATTTATAAGGAGAAGTATCATTACTTTTATATCTAAAATTAAATACCCCATTTTGTATTGCGTTTACAAAAAACGGAGTGTTTAACATAGAAGTCGTTTGGTTCGCATCTAAATAACCATCATAATTAGAATAATTAACATTACCTTCCGTTATAAACTGTTCTTCTATTTTTCTTTCCTTATAAAATTCTTTTAAATTTGTATTAATAGTTTGAGAAAAAATTCCAGTAGTGTAATTGAAATTTGTTATTGGTCTTTTCGTGGTTGTTGTGTCGTCCTTTGAAAAGTTCGCGATTGTTTTATGTATCGTATTATAAACTAACACCTTATTGGTGTTAAAGGCTTCTGTTTCACCATTTAATGGTTTTCCATTTGCCAAATATTTTTTACCCCACTTAAGATTTGTAATTGGGTACATATCGGAAAAATCAAATTCATTACTTGACGATAAATTCTGTATATAATCTGTTATTTTTAATTCTTGAGTTAGTGATAAATTTGGTTGTGATTTTTCACTTATTAAAATATTACTATTAAAAATCTGAAATGGATTTTCAACTTTGTTTTTTAAATATGAAGTCACAAATTCCCCTCTTATGAATTTTTGCCAACTTTCCCCTTCACCTTCATTTGAAATGTGTCTTAAAAATGTTGTGTAATTTGCCGAATCAATTAAATATTGTTTTAATTTTTTTTGTAGGAATGGACTTTCTGACCCCAAACTTTTAATTACGTTTAATTTTTCATCTTCAGACTCAACTAAATATACCCCAGAATTATAACCAGAAACTCTTCCTAATTTTGAATAGAAAGCATTAACTAAAACTCTTTCGTAAATTTCATAATAATATTTAACCTCTTCCTTGTTTTGAAACACTTCATTTGTAATTGGAAAGTCAATCGCATTTAAACTTAATCTATTTGGTTTAAGTAGTCCATTATTTGTATCCCCATAATCAGGTTCTGGGTCTTCCCTCTGAATAAAACCTTTTATATATTCCTCAACAAATTCAACTTCAGGCCATAACTCTGTTATATATGCTTTGGTAAGTGATGAGATTGACGGATCTCCCGGATATTTTAATTCAAATTTTTCATTACCATCCGTTGCGGTATATTCCCTTAATACTTGAGGCCAAGGATAAATTGGGTCACCTGACTGTCCTGGAACTTTAACATCAACACTTTGTGCGGTTGATGATCCACCTAAAACGGCCGCCTTTCTATATTTATTTTCTCTAACAGCCCAAGACGCGGTATGTACGTCATCCATCAATCTAATGAATGCCTCCCCTTGAGCAAAGAATGGAGCCAATATATTTCTAATTGTTGGTTTGAATCCTATCCCGCTATCTTTTCTTGATAGTTGTTCCGATAGATTATCGGTTATCTTAAGTTCAACTTCAGTTCTTAGTGTTGAGACGTTTTTAGATGCGTTAGTTAATATCTCCTCAAAACTACTTTTACCATCAAAAAAGAACCATTTAGACTTATCTATAAGTGAACTGTTATTTGATGTAAAATTATCAATCACCGTCCCACCACTTGAGGGTTTGCCTGTTAATCCCTCATAAGTTGCTTTAAAATCAACATCTTTAGATGAGATGTTTTTTCTAATTTTATTAATATCAACATCAATTGGTATTTCACTTTTAATTGTTTTTCCACCAACAGTATAACTACCATTTTTTCCACCAACACTGTTCGCCCCTAACTTACCTAAATATTCTTTAATGATTCCATCTAATTCAGTTTCGGCTGCCGCTCGTTTAGATTCATCATCAAACTCTTTTTTAAATGTATAAACTTTTGTTCCGTCAGTTAAAATTGTTGGGGACTTATCATCCAAATATTTTCTATACCAAGAATTGGAATTAAAAAAAACTTTCTTATTAAATTCAGTTAAAAGTGTTTGATAATTATCCAATTCAGTCAAAGTTCCCAAATTTTCTTTTGAGAATTTTTCTAAAATGTCTTTTATAAATGTATCCAACTTACTTTTTAATTTTGTTACCGTATATTCCGGAAAATCATCGTCAATTAAACCTTTGGCTTTATATTCGGAATATACTTCTTTCATTTTTTGATAACCTCTACTAACAAGTTGTGGTTTGTTTTCAGATGGTTTACTTGCGGTAATAACCACTTCGTTATTTTCTAAAGTAACATTTTCGGTAATACCTTGTTTGTTAGTTGGCATATTTGTATTAACAAATGTATTATACATATGTGGTACCGCAAGCATTTGTCCCCAACTAACATAAGACATAATACCATATTTATACCCAAAAAATTTCAAGTCTATTTTAAAATTACCACTTGTACTATCAAATGATGAGGTGAATGTTTGTAACATTAAAGGATATCTTACCGCCTTACCATAAAATCCTTTGATTGTTAAATAAAAAATAGGATATGGTAATTGAAAGAAAGCACCGTAAGGTGAGTTGTTCCCCGCTTCAAATAAAGACCTACCCTTAACATCTTCCATTTTAACGGTTACAGTAGGGTAAAAAGAAGTATTAATATCAACATTAATTGATTTTAACCCAAGAAATCCGTTATCAACAGCTCCAGGAGTTCCATTTGAATATAACGATTGTGTTATATAAAAGTCGTCAGATTGTTTAGGGTTTTGAACCGCATTTAGTTTTGGTTGATTAACTCCCAATCCTTTCACAGTATCTTTACCTGTGATTTCATCCGACCATCCAGTGTTTAAAAACTTTTTAAATCCAGGATTCAAAAAGTTTATCCTACCAACAGATATTGTTCTAACATTATCATTTAATGCCGCCCCAATAGCTAATTTAGTTCTTGGAACGACACTACATTCCAAGTTAGCATACATCATTAAGTTTTCTTGTTTGACATATCTTTCTTTAATTTTCCCTTCTTCATCTATTACTTTATTTGGATCAACAAGGGTTATATTATCATAGTCAAATTCAACTAAAATGTTTTCTCCGTTATCTACCATAATAAAAAAAGTAATTGTTTAACTCGTTATTGTAATCCTGTAATGATGTTAGTAAAGGAAATGGAATTGTCAATATAGCACCATCAGGTATAGACCATTCAGATCCAGAATATTGAGGATTTGCTTGTTGTATTAACCACCCAAAAAATGGGGATCCGTAATACTGGAAAGATATTTTATCAAGTCTTGATTGACCAACTCTATAAATATAATTTTTATCTGTAGATTTAGACGGAAGATCAATATAAGGAACCACCTCTTGGGTTCCATTATTCAAAAATTTATTGTATCTATTGTAATATTGTAAGTTCATTTTAATTAAATTTTATTTTACCATCAAAAGTCTTAGGATTAGCATTAACATTATTTGTTGAGTATAACTCGGTAATTCTAGTTTTTTGTTGATCTGTTCCCGCAGTTGTAAGAACGTAATTTAGTTTATATGAAGTCGTTTCGTTAATTGGATTTTTAATTAAATTTTTGTATTTTTCATTTTCTTTTATTTTTGTAACAGAAAATCTTTCTTTTGTTTTTTCCGTGTAAAAATTAAATAAATTTGTACAATACTCAGAAGCATCATTAACCGCTTTTTCAGCAACACTCTTATCACTATATATAGTACTGTTTAATATATAATTTTTAAAATCGGTTAACTTTGTTTGATCTGAAAAAGTTTGAGCCATTACTTGATAAAACCTATTTGATTGGTCATCATTTCCAGGTTGGAATGCGAACGTTCTTATATTTCTTTCTTTATCATCAGGTCTATCTTTCCACCCTTGATCAAAAAAAGTCGCATCTGCTTTATTGTAGATATTATCCTTTAAGTCCAATCCTAATATTTCACTAGATTTTACAATACCGTTTTCTTCAACAAAAAACTCGTTATGTTTGTTTTTTATTGCGGTATATGCGTCCTTTAATGCAACAAAACTATCTATTGATCCGGATGTTATTCCAGACAAATTATATGTATTTGAAACGTTATCCGTATTTAAAGATCCATCAGTTTTTGTTAATAACAAATTAAATTGTCTGAAAAATTGAACGTACTCTTCTTGAATGGAGACTAATCCTTTTAAGTCATTATTTATATTTAATGAAAACTCAGATTTTTTACTGTTAATAAACGAAATTAATTTATCAGATATTTCTCTTTTATCTCTGTTGTTTAATTGTGTTTTATACTTATCAATAACAGTTTTCATAAAAGGATCTGATTTATCTGAAACATCCTCTAATGTTTTCCTAAATAACCTATCTAATTTAGTTTCAGTTCCTCTAGATTTTCCATAGATAAAAACTTCTTGTTTTTGTCCAAATTCATCAAAATTACCACTTAAGTAATCTTTTTCTAAAAATAACATATAAATAAGACCAATATTATTATTTTTTACTATCGTTTCGTGGGTGTTTATAAAACTATCAAAATATTCAACAGTTTTAGCCCAGAATGAATTTATAGACTTGGTATAATCAATATCTGTATTGTTTACTATAGTTCCTATGGTTGATCCTCCTTTTTTTGGAACCGGATTTTTTACTTCATTAACTTTTACCGGAGGTTGGTTAGCAAGAATTTTTTCAACGACGTATTTGTCTCTGGCACTAACATCTTCAGTTGCTGTCGCTCTTTCGTCATAAATTTCAGTATTAGCGTAAAAATTAAACGATAACGCATTTTGTAATTCCTCAACAGGACCTTTTAGTCCGTGTCCTCCTATAAAATCAAAACTTAAATTAACATCCACAATCATAGGTTGCATTCCAATTCCTTCTGGGTTAATATCGTATTTTGCATCGTCGTATTT